AAAAAAACAAGGGGGGATAGGAGCTAGTTAACTCCTAACCCCCCAAAGGCAGTTATGCCAAGACTTAGTGGCCTAGAGGCAGTCTATAAACGCCGCAAAGTTAACTTCATCTCCAGTGCCAGCCGCAAGTCCGAGGGCAATAATACCACTCTCCTGCGCTGTATCTACCAGATCAACTTCACCGTTTGTGTTATCAACCACTAAAGGATCATCGAGTTGATCAGTACCAGCGTCACCAGCCTTGATGACTCCGACTCCACGACTTAAGATAAAGCCATAGGAGTTCAATGCGATAGTGTGCTGTGCGACACCAACAACGCGAGTGCGAGGACACACTCCCAGTGCGTGGCTAGTATTACTTGCTAATACAACCCCACTGCAAGTCCCAGACCCAGAAGCCTTCATGGCTACTAGACCTGCTGTCAGTTCAACCCCCGCTTTGACATAAGTCCAAACTTGGGCTGGCTCATCCGCAGTAGACTGAGAAACCATAAAGGTCTCTCCTACTGGATACTCCGGCGTGGTGGAAACACTAGTTGTAACAATTCCAGAAACGACTCTCATAGCTAACTCCTATATAGCTGTGCCGGTAACAACACCATTAGCTCGTCGCTGAGTAGTGTGGATACCGAGGTGAAGGATAAGCTCGAAGCGATAAGCGTCGAGATCAGGGATTCGGAGAGGCGAAGTTTGGTCGAAGAAACCTTTACCCTCCATTGAGGCATTGTGGCCGAGGGTAAACGCCTCGAAAGTGCCTGAGTTAACGAAGTAGACAACGCCATCTGTACCCTTGCCAGCTGTGAAAGCTGCATTGGAGATGTCGATTGAATCTTCAAGGAACAAGTCTGCACCGACGAACTTGATGGACTGACGACCATAGTTCTTACCGTCTGTGCTCTCAACTGAACCTGTACGGACATGCTCGTCGAGTTGTTCCATGTAGTTAAGGAATGAAGCTTCGTCACAGAACATTAGGTCTAAGCCTGAGTCTGCAAGACGGCCTTGACGCTGACACTTGAAGTAAACTTCGCGCATTGTCTTAATTCCGTCAACTGAGAAGGATGTAGCTGAACCAAATTGGTTTTGCCATCCAGAAGTTCCAGAACTAGTCAAACCATGCACGGACTGTGATGAAGTGGATGCATCAAACTCAAGCACACCATACCGCTCAGCTGAGCCTGTAGGATTATAAGTTTTGTTTCCGTTCAGAGTGAAGAATCCACCCATTCCGTTTGAGCCATCGCCCATAGCAAGCTGCTGAGCCAAGTACTCGTGGAACTCATGGAGAGCACGCTCTGGGTAAGTCTTAATGATCTTAGCAAGATCTTGCTTACCGTTAGCTTCTGCCATGTCCTTACGAGGCACATCATACGCATAAATCATACGAGGTGCATACTCGTTACCGCGAACGGCGAGTTGCTTACGACCGCCATTGATGACCTCATTTCCAGTGTTGATCTGTGTGATCTGTCCTGGACCGCCGGTCACAACTGTGAACTCACGGTAAGGCCCCTCAAGGGTCTTCTTGGTTAGGTTACCTGCTGTAACAATTTTGTCTAGCAGTGGATGCCACTTAGTGAAGGTATCACTATATCCAGGAAGCAAGTCCTGAAGCGTGGATTTAAGTACATCTGAACTAATGCCCATATTCTATTTCCTCATTCGGGTAGGTTGAAACGGCGTTGCGCTCGATTTAAGGCTAAAGACCTTAAATCCGCAATGCTCCTGGTTTTTCCCAAGCCCTCAACTGATCCTGATACTCGGTTACCCTGAGCACCTGAAACCTTTGCGGCAGCGGGTCGTGGTGATGGTTTCGCCTCATTTGCAGTGAACTGCTTACTTGCAAGTTCTACTGCCAGCTCGTCAGGAGCACCGCGTGTCTTATACACTTGTGCGGCTTTTACTAGCTCCTCACTTCCATCAATAAGTTTGACTGCTGCCTCCGCATCCCACCCGTCCTTAATGAACTTGAGTAAGGCTGCGCCCTTTGTTTTATCCGTATATACTTCTGGATGCCTACGCTTGAAGTTCTCTTCATACGATTTTGCATCTGCTTCGATAGCTTGCTCAACTTGGGCCTTGTAAGCCTCTAGTTGCTTGGTGCTATCGTTGAACTTCTCTTCCCAAGACTTAGCACTCTCCGTTAATTCTCCGATGCGCGGGTCTTCAGAGTTTGCACGCCAAAGCTGACGCAAATCAGCTAACTCTTGTGCATGAGCTTCTGCTTGCCCTGAATAGTGCTTGTGTGCGGCCCCAAGGAACTCACGGGAGTCCTCTGGGAAATCATCAACACCGCCTTCCCAATCTGAGAAGTTGAACTTATCCAAACTAGGATAACTAAACTTAGGTGCCTCAGGCTCGGTAGGGGTTGGAGCAGCGACTTCCGGGGCAGCTTTAACAGGCTCAGCCGCAGCTGCCTCTACAGGGGCCGAAGCCTCTACAGGTGCCGCTTCTGGAGCTGGTGCTTCCACAGTTTCGGTGACTACTTCTTCAGTTGACATTAAATCCTCCTTTTGGTGATAATTGATTCTGTTGACTTGTCAAGAGCCAGAGAAGAACTTTTTAGTCCCACCCATGCCTAAAGCGAGTTCTTTTTTCCTCGTATTATCTGCCTGCCTAGACTCCTTAAAGTGTTGTCGGTCTCTATACCCCATCGACTTACACTTCTTCTCTACGCGCTCTGTAAGTTTATCTTTTGCCCTCTCCCAATTTTTATCATTTGGGCCATAAATAACTTGGTCAGGATTATCTTTCTTCCATTTCCTAAGTTGAGAATTGCTTGTAAAAGCTTGGCCAGCGTTTGGAATGTTTAGCGGTTTACTCGGAAGGACTCCAACCGTAGCCACCGGATGAATCCTAATTCTCATCCGACCCGAACACTCGCACTTAACCTGCCCCGAGTTCAGATGTTCGTACCCATCTAGCTTACAGAAGTAATCTTCAGAAAATCCGCAGTTGTCACATTCAATATCGTACAAGGGCATTATGCCTCCCCTACTGGCCCCATCACTGGGACCTCGGTCTCCTCTTCCACTGTAATTAGCCCCGCTGCGATTGCAAGATTAATTATCTCACCTACCTCGTGACCTCCAACTTCCATCAGTAGCTTATCCTTCATAGGATGATGATACAACCTCACTCCTGTTATTTCTACCGTATAGTAGTGAGGGTTATTCTCGTCATCTTCATATAAGTTAACTTTTTTTGGCACTCTACACCTCTGGCATACCTTGAAGAACTCCAGTAGCTGCTCCGCCTCCGCCCCCAACAGGCGACCCCGCTAAAGGTGCTGCCCCTGTTGTTGGCATATTCGCAGCTCCATTACCAATCATCGGCTCCTGTCCGGGAGGCATAGGCCCCGCCCCCATTGGGGCTCCCGGTGGCATACCTGGCATACCTGGGGCTCCAGGCTGGGGAGGCACGAAAGTCTCTGGGATATTCAGAAGCTCCAACAATCTCCTCATCAGTTTAGCTACATCAACAAAAGGCATCAGAGCAGGATTCCCCGAAAGTACAGGGAGCCACTCTTGAATCTGTTGTAGCTGAACTAGGCGGTTATTCTCAGTCGCAGAGTAGGGTACAGTTTCATACTCATAGAGCCGAACAGATTCTGTCCAATCTACTTCTGAAACTCCTACCATTCCAAGACTCTGTCGGTCGATATCCTCGTAAGGCGAAATATCATCTACTCTTACATGCAGGAGGTCTCCCTCTGATAGGTACTCTTCCCATAGAAGCAGCGCACACTCTGCCATTTGAGACACTATCTCATATATTTTTTTCTGCCTGCGACCATTTCTTGTCCGAGTAGCCGCATCAGCAAGAGCAACCTCTGTTGCCACATCTGTGTTACCTACCTGACCCCGAGAGTATTTCGACAAAGCTACTGTCTGTTCAATAGCCATCTCAAGCCTTGCTGTGACTGCCGCAAAGTCTGGAGATAAGCTAGGTGTATTCATCACACCTATAATGTGGTCAATCGGAGCACTTTGTCGGCCCTCCACCTCTAACAGGTCTCCCACATTGAGATTCTCGTAAGCTTCCTTGACATCTGCTGAGTTATCGCATAGCCCCTTATTGAGGGTCGTTACGGGTATCGCAGTCTTCATGAACCAAAGCCTGAGACTCTCTACTTCGTTAAGCTCCTCAAGCATAGGTGCAATGAGCTTTACATCACTGAGGCCTGACGCATCCTCTAAGTTAGAGTTGAAGGTCAAGATGTGATAAGGATTTTTAACATGTCGATAGGGTAGTTCGTCGCTATAGATAGGCTCGCGCTCTCCATCTAAGAACATATGGAAGGCCCCCTCTCCTGTGAGGTCGTAAGCTTCGTACACGACAACCCACTTAAACACTGTCTTTGCGCTATCTGATAGATAGCTACCACTCATAGTGTCGTCAGCTAACCACTTAGGGTAAGCATTGAAGGTTACTTTATCTGCAATTTCCTGAACTCGGGATATCTGAGCCCTTAAGTTATCAGCTTCACTAGTGTCCACATCAACCTGCAGAGCCACCAAGTTTGAGTTTTCATCTTCTGCCTCCGCTAGAATATCCTCTCCGATTTCTTTTTCTAACCCAGATTCGTTAGCGAGAACTTCCTCTAGCTTGACTTTAAGCTTTTCCAGCTGTTCTGCTACGATCTCTCGAAACTCTTCCTCGGTCTTAACAGTAGCTTCCATGACATACCGGACATCTTCCCACTTCTTAGCCTCCCTGTCAAACCAGACAAACTTGGGGTCAATGACAGCAAAGTCTGGGCGTTGGTGCCTATCAGACCAAAAGCTTTTGATAAAACTACGCCCACATACACCGGCTAGGGTTGCAGCCTCCCACAGGGTCTCAACTACATTCGCCTTACCAAACAGGTCATTGACCAGCTGCTCTCTGCGCTTCCCTGATTCCCTAAGTTCTTCTTTTTTTGGTAATACAGTGATAGAGGGGTTAGGGGGTACGACTGCAGCAATCATAGTGTCAACATAAGCGTAAGCAAAGTTGACTTCAGTAACTGGAGTAGACTCCTCACTAAAAGAGCCCCCTAGTTGTTCCTGCTCACCGGCACTTTGGCCTGCCCAATACTCTGAACGGTAGTAGGACCTCCACTTATTAAACAGGCGGTTCTCCGACTCTGCTCTTTTTCTGTGGGAATGAATTAGCTCGTAAAACTGGTCTGGGGTTAATGCCATAATTACCTCATCTATTTGCGTGTAGACTTATATCTGATTCTAGAAGATTTGCGAGAAGCCTTCTTACCAAAAGAAGTTTTCTTTGGGTTTAGGTCCTTTTGTGCAGATTTATACTCTTTAACCTGATCGTAGGTATAATCCGAAAACCTAATGACCTTAAGTTCTTGTGGAGCTTCAGGTTTATACCTCCGTGGCATCCAATGCCTAGCCCCCTCGACAGCCATCTGGAGAGCCGAGACCTTGTCCCAGTGATGCCTTTCTCTCCGGCCTTTACCCACTGAATGTCGTAACTGCACAGAAGTTGAAGTCTCTTCGATTTTTTTATCATGTCCATAGGTTTGTAGCTGGCTCAGAGTATCTAGGTCATTTAGTCTTATTTCATCCATCAGAGCGTCCTGAAGGCTCGCAAGCATCCTATCCTTACTCTGACTCGTTGAAGTTATTCCGGGCTTGTAGGGCTTCTCGTAGATGATTTCTGGATATCCCATTTGCCTGAGAGTTGTAATAACACCTTGACCAACTCCATTGGACTCAATCGCCAACTTAGCGTTATTGTATTTGAGTCCGACCCTTTGGAGTTCTTTTGTGAACGAGAGTGGATCGATATGTGTAGCAAAACACGCAACTTGAGTCCACTCCCCTACCCAAACCTTGAGAACTTGAAAAGACGCATGGTCTCTAGCCGCATGGCCTGAGGGGTCAACCCCGATGACATACTGAGCCCCTGCTTCTGGTTGCTCGTACTCCATGTAGGGTCCCTTCCACTCCACAAGGTGTGCCTTGAGGTGTCTTTCCAGTACATGCTCACTAAAGACTGCATTTGCAGAACTCATCCAACAGGTTGTATCATCAAAAGGATAATATACCCCAAATAAGTCAGGCGCACGACGAAACTCAGGTACTGTGTCCAGAATATACCGCCTAAATGCGAGATTACACAGTTGCAACCCTTGAGATCCGTATCTCTCTAAAAGTTTTAATTCCTCATTGTCAGGAGTCCAGCTCTTCTCCCAAGGCCTACTACACAGCTTCCCATCCCAGAAAGGGAAGAACACAGACCGCCATCGACCTTGACCTCTTTTCCCATCTTCGTACAGTTGCCGCCAAGCGTCCACACTAGGGGCATCAGCTGGAGCGGGAGTAGACTCCCAGAGCATCAAACCTCTGTCTCTGTTAATCATCGAAGGTGTTATCAGCCCCAAGGCCTCGTCCATGTTCGGCCAGAAAGGGCATTCACTTGCGTGCATGGAACTTGGAGACTGTCCAATACCAACTGCCCCCTGCTCTGCGGAGAGAACACGAATCTTTCCTCCGACTTTGGCATCGAAGGTCATCTGGTTTCTTTCTGCCTGAGGAACCTTAGCGGGCTTTACCTCGTCAGGCCAAAAAGTGTAAAGATGATGTAAGCGGTTATGGAGATACTTAGCACGCTCGCGGTTATCTGCGATGCAGACATGATCGTATCCAGGTGTCCAAGCCACCTTGGGGAAAGCCGCGAACTCAGCGCATGTAGAAGCTCCTCCCTGCCGGTACTTGAGAACAGACAACCAAACATCCTGACCATGCTGAGTTTGCGGTGCGTCCGAGAAGAACTTGACAATCGTGGCTTGGAGTTTTTCGGTGATTCGGTAGGGGTCATATAAAACACTCTGGTCTGTCTTCTGATCGACTACCTGGCCATAGCGTGGAAGGCTAACAGCAGGGTCTTTTAGGAGATCTATGATCGCAGGAGATACTTTACTCCAGTCTACTTTACTCTCTTTTACTTTTTTCTTAGCCATGCCGCTTAAACTCTGCGTCCAGTACTGTAGCAGGGGCCACATCCACGGTCGCAAAATCTATTGCGGTATCCTGAATCTTCTTTGTTTGGATAGCTAGGTTCTCTAGCTCTGCAAACGCCCCCGACCTAATCTCATTACCCATACCTTGAGAAGCCATGTTAGCTCCTACGCAGGTAAACATCATCTGAGTGAACTCAATAGCTGCGTGGCCCACCGTTGGGCTGATTGTGCCCCTGACTGTTTCCGCCAAGAGCACTTTACACAGCCTACCGACAGACTCGAAGTCGTTCAGAGAGTGGCTGAGTATTAACTCTGCGACTCTATCCCTCTCCTCGTCTGGAATAAGCGTGAGCCACCTGGTGTACTCGTCTGCAGATCCCTTTGTACTCATCT